ATACCACACGCACGAGCCGTCTGGGTTGGTGACTGCCGGTCCGCCCTCCGCGTGCAGCCGATTTTGTTCGTCGTAGAGCCTCATAGTTTTTTGTGGAATGAAAAGCTGGGTTTGAAGAACTCGACCACCTTGGCGATCCCGCCCGCTCCATTTCGATTCTTCGCTTGGTCGATGACGACCTGCACCGTCGGCGAGTCAGGAACCGCCATCACGTCAGGGTCAGGATAGAGCAACCAGACCCGATCTGCGTCCTGCTCGATTGCGCCTGACTCGCGCAAACCCGAGAGCTTCGGCCGGCTGCCGTCCTTCTCCGCGTCCCGGTTGAGCTGCGAGAGCAGAATCACGGCCACGTTGAAATTCAGCGCCATGAGTTTTATCCGGCGCGACATGAGCGCCACCTGTTGCTCGCGTGGTGCGCGTGAGTCCTCGGCGTGCAGCAGTTGCAGGTAGTCGATGACGACCACGTGCGGCAGAGCATCCGCGGCCTTCAGCATCGCCACCCTGTCCTCGATGTCCGACACCGACTTGACCTGACGCACCTCGAAGATGTGCAGCCGCTTTTCGTCCGCTTTCATCTTCTGCGCCGACGCAATCCACGAGGTCTTGGCCGATTGATACTCGGCCGCTGTGCAGCCTCGCACGATGCCGGCGCTTCGCCCCAGTCGTTGCTTCGCGAGCCGGCCGACCAAATCCCGCGCCTGCATCTCAAGGGAAACGATCATGGCCTTGCCGCCGACTCGCACAACTGAGTCAGCCATCTGGATCGCGAGCGCGGTCTTGCCGACGCCCGGCCGGCCTGCAATCACGCACACCTCGCCGCCTCGGATCTTCCCGAAATACTCGTCGCAGTGCGGCAATCCAGTCCCGACGACCCCGGCCTCCTTGCCGTGCGTCTCGTCGTAAATGTATTCGTCCACGATTGCCGAAAGGCTTTTGGTCGCGCCTTGAATCGAAACCGCCAGCTCAGCCTCATGGATCGCTTTGCGTGCGGCCGACCAGTCCTCCTCCCACTCTCCGCCCTCGCGTGGAGTGACTGCCCCGAGCGCTTGAGCGAGCTTGGTGACGGCCTTGCGTCGCTTGTTGGCGTCGATGACTTCGATGGTCAGAGCCTTCGCAAAGATCGACGTCGGCTCCAGCGCCGCGATTTGCGCCAGCTCGCTCATCGTCTCGGCGTTGATGGCCGAACCGAAGGCCCGGCGTCCGACCTTGAAAACGTGCGTGTCCTTGTCCTCGGTCGCGGTCTGCACGAGCGCCTGCCAGATGATCCCGAGCATCGGGTCCGAGAAGGTCTCGGCGCTGATGCCGTGGTTGACTGCACCGGCCACGGTCTGCACGCCGCCAGCCATGCACGCCGCAATCAGCCGGCGCTCTGCTGGCGATGGGTCAGGAGCGGTCGATGACGCTTTCATGGGTGAAGGTGGGTTTGGATTTATTCTTGGCTTCAATTTCCCAGTTTTTTGCGCGGTCGATCTCGCCGTTCCAGTTGTTCAGCAACGTCGCAAGCGACTTTCTCGCGAAGGTTTCAGTCTGCGGAGCTGCGTAAAACTTTTCCAGCGCGAGCCAGTCGGCTTCGGGTGTTGCGGCAATCACGGACTTGTTTTTGGAATAGGCTCGAATCTCTGCATGGTCCCAAAGCGTGTCAGCACGTTTGCGAAGCAGTGCTCCAGCTCGAATCTGAATCTCCTTATCCTTATCCTTATCCTTATCCTTATCCTTATCCTTATCCTTAAGGGTTTCCAAACCCTTTGGTAAGGGTTTCGAAAGGCTTTGCATTGCTTTATCCAACGGAATCGAAGCCTTGGCCAACGCTTTCAAAACACCTCGATGCGGTTTCGATAGCGTTTCCGCCTCAACGTATCCGACTTGGAAAACGACAAACTTCGTGACCCACCAGCCCTTGCCGCACGGTTCGACCCGTCCAGCAAATGCGCTCATGTCGTTCTCGCCGCACGTCTCGCCGATCTGAAACGAGACCAGCCCCCAATCGATCTCGCCGAGCACTCCGGCGCAATCGCAGTTGTCGAGGAGCCATTGCCAAAGCGCCTTGTGACGCGTCGAGAGGGAGCGGAACCAAGGGTCAGCCCACTTTCCCGTCTCTGTAAATCGTTTGCTCATTTTCTTAGCTCCTTTTGAAGCAAGCGCAATCCGTCGATCAACGGCTTGAGGTCGTCCAGTTCAATTGCGATGATGGCTTCTCCAGCGAATCCAGATTGTTTTATTGAAACACCTCCGCCTTCGTTGGGAAAAATTGTCAGTTGATCTTTCGGAGCGATGACTTCGATATTCAATTCCAAAGCTGTATTTTCTTTCATAAATCAAAAAAATCGTCCGCCAGCCTACGCGGTGAAACTTGGCGATGAAACACGCCTCGCGCAGACTGACGGACGAAAAGTTAATGACTGATTCATGGTTAGGCGTTTCACGGCCTAGTTGTTGTTTATCGTATCCGCTCCCCGCGTCAAGCCTCGCTCCCCTCGAATCGCTGCACGCTCACGTGAACGCCAATCCTCGCGTCCGTGATCGCCCAGAACTTCTCAACGCGCAATCGCGCCACCTGCGAATCATCGCGCCAAATCCGCCCGCCCCGCGTGATGCGATCAAGCACCAGCTTGGCGAGATTGTCCGCGTCAGGCTTGCTCACGTGGCAGACCGGCGCGCTCGCCTTCACGTGCCCGGCCTTGCCGTAGTGGCTTTTCGGCCGGCGAAAGAAGAAGGTGAGCTTGCAGTCGAACGCTCCGACCGGATCGAGTGCCCCCGTCGCCTTTAGCTCGCGCTCGATCCCGAGGTCCACCGCCCGCTTCCACGCGTCTGCCACGTCGCTGTCATACATCCGCGCAACGTGCTTAGCGCCCATCTTCCGGGCGAAGGCTCGCGCTCGCGGTTGACCTTTCGGGTCGCCGAAAATGAAGGTGTTCATTTCGTCCTCCCCATTCGCCTGACGAGCAGATGGTCACGCTCGGCCGGTGTGATGCGTTGCAGCGCCAGTCCGAGCCGCCGCGCCCGTGCGTGGACATTGCTCAGCGTCGCGCCTCGCATGACTCGGACGATCTCGCTCGGTGACTGCATTTCGAGCAGTCGCCGATCAATCTCAGAGTTGGTTTTGTTGTGCTGTAATTTTGATCTTACCATAAGGTGCCTTTCGTTTCTTGAACCGTCCGAGGTTGTCTCGGCCGGCCTGTGTTTTGCGTTCGTAAGCGAGGTAGTCGCTGACCCATTGCTCGTCGCGCCCTCGTCGTTTGCCGAGCGCGTGACCGAGCCAAAAGCAAATTGCGCTGGTGCAAACTGAGGTCGCAACGGTGATGACGAATAGTTCTTTCATATTTCGTGGTGGATTGAAATTCTGGTAACGATCCACTCGACCTCGGTTTCAAGTTCGTCCGCCGCGAGCAAAGCCTGTTCGATCGTGCAGCGCTTCACGACGCTGATGGAGTGCCCCGGCGCGCCGAGCGTGATCCGCCAGTTGTATTTGAGGTTCGATTTCATCGCTGTTTGTCATACCAGCCCGGCAGTTTCAACTCATGGATCGTCGGCTCAATGTTCGGCCAGTCGTTCGTTTCGAGACTGCGCTTCAGCCGCACGAGGTCCGCGATGTTCTCGTCCTGCCCTCGCGCAATCGCGTCGTCGCTCAACTTGTAAACCGCGACGCCGTAAGGCTCGCACTTCTCGACCGCGACGTAATACATCCGCGAGACTGGATATCCCAAGATTTCGTTGATCAGTGGCAGGTAGAATCCCGCCTGCCGGTGATAGCCGTAGGAGAACGCCGCACGCTCGAAGTTGCGGAACGCGTCACTGTCGAGTGACTCAACGGTTTTGATATCCAGCGCGTAAGGGTGAAAGTCGCTGATGTCGCATCCGCACGGAGCGAACCAGTCGGTCCGACATTGCAGAGCGCCCAAAGCGTTTGGCTGCAACTTGCGCCAAGTCATCTCCGGCGTTCCTTCCGCGAGTAGCCGCGACGCGATTGGATGCGCCGCCACCGCCTCGCGCATCGCCACGACCTGCGCCATCTCGTCGTGGTCGAGCAAGGTCTTGTCCGCGTGCTGCGCCGAGAATTCAGCGAAATGAATATTGCCCTCCTTCGTGCGCCGGTCGCAGTCGGGTCGCAGAATGTAACGCTTGGCGAATTCCTTTTCCTCCAAGATCGCGCAGTGCACCGCCGAGCCGAGTCGGAACGCGCCCGTCTCTTCCGGCTGAGGCAACGTCTTCGCGACGTATTTCTTGAAGTAGAGCGCCGGCCTGCGCCGGTAGCACTCCAGCTTGCTGTGACTGATCGCCGGGTTGGCGTGGTATTGTTCGATGGTCTCGGCGCTCATGATTGCACCTCCAGCCCCAGCTTCGATTGCAGCGGGTCGATTTCCGTCTCGCTCTCGTCCCTGAACCGGACCGACCAGCCGACTTTGACGCTGACCTTCGGAGCCATTGCGAGCGCGTCCCATTCAACGGCGAACGTGGCTTTGGCCTTTGGCTCGGTCTGTTCCTCGTCGTCAGTGAATCCGTCCTGCGCCGCTTTCGCGATGCTGCGGAAGTTGGTTTCGAGCAGGCTTCGGAACTGTTCCGTCGCCGCGGT